TACTGTTACCGATTTGGCGGACCTTTCAATTTCTACATTAGAATTTGATGAACTTTCAACGGGAGACACAGTAACAATAAACCTTCCTGGAAGATATGACTCTGACTATAGAGTAGAAGTTAGTATTGACGAAGACATTGTTTCTGATACTACATACGAAATAGTTAGGCCATATGTAAACCCAACTACAAAGGGGGATACAGCCTCAGACATTTCTGCCTATGCAGATAACGAAGAATTGGCAAGAGCAATTATTGACTCAATAGTTGGAGAAGGATTTTATTATAAGAAAAAGGTTTTAAATTTTACAGGAACTGGATCAGACTATTTGCCTATCTGGGATGATGTAAAAAAGGTTTTAACTGTATATGAAAATAACAAATTAGTTACAGACAGAGAATATGAAGTAACATCTGACAAAACAGCAATTGTTGAGAAATCAACGGATAACATTAATCGTGCAGAGTCAGCCCCACTAGTATTGCCTGCAGCGTCTTCTGATTCATTAGACCCACAGTTTATTTATAGAGGATTTGGAAAAACTTGGGACTACAGAATAACCGTTGAATACGGACACACATCTGTTCCATCAGATATTGTTAAGGCAACAGAAATGCTTGTTCACGATATAGAATGCGGTAAGTTAGATTATTACAAGAGATTTATTTCTTCATACAACACAGATCAATATAGAATTCAATTTGATAAAGGTTTATTCGAAGGAACAGGAAATATACTTGTAGACAAGATACTCTCGAAGTATACTAAGTCTATTACAAAACTTGGGGTGTTGTAATGACTGTTTGCGAAACTTCAGACTTTATGTTTCCAATGCAAGCCTCTCTTTATCATCCAATTGTTGAGCAAGGCGATTTTGGAGCAATTAAAAAGCAATGGGTTTTAGATAGAACTTTTGCTTGTAGTCTTTCATCAGGAGGCTCAGCATTTAAAGAAGAAGTAAAGCCAAATGTAAATATTACTCAGAACACTATTTTAGTTGGAAGAACAAAATCAGACATTAGAATATCCTCTAGAGACAGCAAAAATTCTTTAACCAACATACTTGTAACAGATATAAAAGATCAAGAAGGAAACCTAGTTTATCTAGAAACCTCTGGCCCAAGATCTGGCAAGGGGACACTGTTTGAGATAGCCACTTATGAGCCTTTTGTAGGTCCCTTTGGCGTTGTAGACTCATATAAGTTGATAATTAGAAGATCAGAAAATCAAACAGGTGACGTATGAGAACAGTATTTAATTCTATGCAATTTAAAAAAGATATGAACAATATCGTCGACTACTCTGTTGGATTTTTAGAGGGGATTCATAGAGGAAAAACTGTATTCTTAAAAACACTAGGATTAGAAACAGTAGAACTTATGAAAGAATTTATAGACTCAAATGCTAGGGTAAATCCAGAAATGCTACACCATATCTACGAATGGCATCAAACAGGAAGCCCTAGTGCAAGACTATATGACATATCATATACCACCAGCCAATTAGGACTATCTTTTAAATCATCTTTTAGTCAGTCTACATCAATTAAGAATGGATCAAGAACTCCGTTTTATGACAAGGCGAGAATTATGGAAGAGGGGATTCCAGTTACAATTAGGCCCAGGCTTGCTCAGGCTTTAGCGTTTGAAGATAATGGAGAAATGGTGTTTACAAAAAATGAAGTTAGAGTTAACAACCCTGGAGGAACTGCAGTAGAAGGTGGGTTTGAAAAAGTTTTTGACATGTTCTTTAATAGATATTTTTCTCAAGCATTCTTAAGGGTGAGTGGAGTTGCCAAGTATCTTGAAAATCCAATAGTGTACAAAAAAGATATGGCAGCAGGGAAAAGAATGGGTAGATCAAAAGGAATTTCAACGGGATATCGATGGATCGCTAACGCAGGGGTAGGTGCATAATGGCCGAAATTCATCATCCACCTACAATTATTAATGCTTATCTAAATGCCAAACTAGACTTTGAAGAAGGACAAATTACATATTTTTTCCCAACACTTCCAACGGAGATAGATTCTTTGACTGAAACATTTCCACAGAGCACAGGAGTATTTGGAGTATACGATAGAATGTTTAAAATGAGAAGAACTCCTTTTCCATATATAAAGTGTGAACAACTTCTGTATTACTTTTACGCAGTAGGAGAAAACGCAACATCAAAAATGGTATTAACTCAACAAAAGGTAAGCGATTTACTTGATGGTGGCGATGACTCAGCAAAAGACCTAAACGAGTGGGCAGCAGCAAACCCTGACATGTGGACTTTGTCCAAGCCATGCTTCTTCCACAATTTTAAGATATATCAACTTGAAGAAACTAGAGATATAGTAGACTTTGGCACAGCCCGTACTTATGCGGGGAATAAGATAATCATCGACTACGATTGGCATCCAAACCCATAATAAAAAGGTAGTATAATTAGGATGAGGAAACAAGCCCTTTTTTAATAAAATGAAAGAGGTGAGAAAATATGGCATACAGCCGTGGTTCAAGTAGTAACATCATCGTAGGTGCAGCAGCACTATTTACGCATGATGCAGGTCCAATCGGACTTGACAGCGCAGGAAAGATTACTGATACCCAAGCAGGTACAGATCTTCCTCCATTCACCGCATCCGCAACATCTTATAAGGATACTGTAGATGCAGATGACGCATACACAAACGTAGGCTACACATCAAACGGTTTGGAACTCGCATTCCAACCTGATTTCGGTGAAGTAGCAGTAGATCAACTTCTCGACGTTGCTCGTTTATTCAAGCAAGGTATGACAGTTAATCTAAATACATCTTTCGCAGAGGCAACACTAGAAAATCTTCTAGTAGCAATTGCAGCAGATGACACAGATCTTACATCAGCATCTAACGTTTCACAACTCAAGATGTCTGCAGGAGATATTGGTGACGTTCCATTAGAGCGTGGCCTTGTAGCAGTAGGTCCAGGATCTGGTTCCGCTGCAACACCAAAGGAAAGAATTTACGTTGCATACCGTGCACTCTCAATTGAGAATGTAACAGTATCAGCAAAGCGTGATGAGGCTTCAATGTTTGAAGTATCATTCCGTCTTCTTCCAAACGATGACGCATCATACGGTAGAATCGTAGATCGTTCTCTAACAGCATAATACAACTTAATAGGATTAGCCCAGACCCTTGAAAGTCTGGGCTTTTCCATTTCCATTTGGTATACTTATATAATGGCAACAAGCATTTATGAAAAAATAAAGTTTAGTCTTATAGACGGTACAGTCATCGAGGCTGGACCTCTTAAAATAAAATATCTTAGAGAGTTCTTAGAAATTTTTGAAACTATAAAAGAAGCAAAGTCAGACGATGAATCTATATCTGTTTTGGTTTCTTGTTGTTTAGTAACAATGAAACAATATGCCCCACACATCAAAACCTTGGAAGATGTTGAAGATAATTTAGACCTTCCAACTATATATAAAGTAATTGACATTGCAGCAGGAATTAAGATAAATCAAAAGTCTGAAGACACGGTTAAATCTCAAGCAGTAGACAGTGGCTCTTCATGGGAAACGCTAGATCTTGCAAAACTTGAGTCAGAAGCATTTCTTATAGGGATATGGAAAGACTACGAAGAACTAGAAGAGTCTCTTTCAATGCCAGAACTTACAGCAACTATTAAAATCAAAAGAGAGTTAGACTACAGTGATAAAAAGTTTGCTGCTGCTATGCAAGGAGTAGATCTTGATAAAAATTCAGGGAATCCAAATGCATGGGAAGACATGAAGGCCAAAGTATTCAGTGGTGGTAAGGCCGTAGATGGAAAAGACATTCTTGCATTACAAGGAAAGAATGCAGAAAAGGCTGGGTTTGGAATTGGAATGGGCCTTACTTATGAGGTTTACGAATAGCAAAAAATATGACTCCGCTATGGTATAATTAACTAAACCTTATAAGGAGGAATAGATGGCAACTGCCACAGAAGAAAAAACAGTAACTCTGATCGACGGAACCAAGATCAAGGTAAGACCACTAAAAATCTCACTACTTCGTCCGTTTATGAAGAAGTTTGAAGATATCGCAAAGGTAGCAGAAGACAATGAGAAGTCAATGGATTTACTTATTGACTGCGTAATGATTGCAATGAAACAATACAAGCCAGAATTGGCAGAAGACAAGGAAGCCCTAGAAGAAAATATGGACCTTCCTACAGTATACAAGATCGTTGAAGAGGCATCTGGAATTAAACTTGCAGACGCTACTCTACTTAGCAATCTTGTAAACAATTAAATAAAAAGAGGTGTTAATGGATGGCTGATGTTCAATCCAATATTCATGTAAATATTGATACGTCAGATGCTCTAGCAAGTTTAAAACTTCTACAGCGTCAAATATCAGCCTTCCACACACAAATGTCGAAGTCTGGCGCAGCAGCGTCAGCGGTAGCAGCAAATCAAGCACAAAACTTGATGAACAGCATAAATGCAACGGGACAATTCCAGGCATCAATGCGAACGGTAGCAACAAGTACCGAACATTTTACTAATGCTCTAGAAAGAAACAAGTTAACATCTAGAGAGTATTTTAGATACACTGGCGCAGCCACAAAAACTTTTGGTAGACTATTTAAGTCTGAATTTGAAACAATAAACAAGGTTGCACGAGAGCGTGTAAAAGATATACAAACCCAGTATATTAAGATGGGTAGAGGAGCCAATGGTGCTCTTCAGGCTATTGCAGTAAGACCGCTTACCCTAGACATGAAAAATCTGGCTACACAAACAGCAATGGCAGCACAAAGACAGCAACTACTAAATCAATTATTAAAGCAAGGCTCTACCAACCTTTTAAACTTTGGTAAAAATACTCAGTGGGCTGGTCGTCAGTTGATGGTTGGTTTTACAGTTCCATTGATGTTGCTTGGCTCTACCGCTGCTAAGACCTTCATGAAACTTGAAGAGCAGGCTATTAGGTTTAAGCGTGTCTACGGTGAAATGTTTACCACAAAAGAAGAAACAGACAAGATGGTTTCGGATATTCAATTGCTTGCAAAAGAGTTTACAAAATATGGTGTTGCAGTAGAAAAAACTATGGAAATGGCTGCTAATGCTGCAGCAATGGGTAAGGTAGGAGAAGAACTAAAGGCTCAGGTAATGGAAGCAACTCGCCTTGCTGTTCTTGGTGGTGTTGAGCAAGAGCAGGCTCTTGAAACAACTATCTCTGTAACTAATGCTTTTGGAGTGGCAGCAGAAGATTTAGCAGGAAAAATTGATTTTCTTAACGCAGTTGAAAACCAAACTGTTGTATCTATTGAAGATTTGACTATAGCAATTCCAAAGGCTGGACCAGTTGTAAGGCAACTTGGTGGAGATGTACAAGATCTTGCATTCTTCTTAACAGCAATGAAAGAAGGTGGAATTAACGCATCTGAAGGTGCTAACGCACTTAAGTCTGGTCTTGCCTCTCTAATTAATCCATCTGAAAAAGCATCCAAGATGCTTGCAGGACTTGGCGTAAATATCAAGGGTATTGTAGAAGCAAATGCTGGAGATGTTAAAGGAACTGTAATAGACTTTGCATCAGCGCTAGATACATTAGACCCTCTTAATCGTGCAAGAGCAATTGAGCAACTATTTGGCAAGTTTCAGTTCTCAAGACTATCAACATTGTTTCAAAACGTAACAAAACAGGGTACTCAGGCATCAAGAGTCTTAGAACTTACTAAGGCTACAACTGAAGAACTAGCAATTTTGTCTGAGCGAGAATTATCAAGAATAGAAGATTCAACTACCTACAGGTTTAAGAAAACAATTGAAGACCTAAAGGTTTCTCTTGCTCCAGTTGGAGAACAGTTTCTAAAAGCACTAACTCCTATCGTTGAATTTGTTAGTAAAGTTTTAGAAAAGTTTAATGGCTTAGGTGACGGAAGTAAAAGATTTATTACAATACTTACAGTTGCCCTAGGTGCAATTGGACCAGTAGCCCTTATGACATTCGGTTTGCTTGCTAACGGTGTTGCAAATATAATTAAGTTATTTGCAGCAATGAAGTCATCTTTTAATAGAGCGGGATCATCAACACAGATTTTAGGGCAACAAACAGATTATTTAACTAAAGAACAGATGGAGGCTTCTGCGGTAGCAGCATCTTTGGATCAGGTTCATCAAAGATTACGACAAACATTTACTTCAGAAACAGCAGCAGTAAACGCTTTGGCTTTAGCATACAGAAATGCAATCGCAGCACAGGTAGGGTTTACTGGACCAGTAGGCAGGGCTGGTAAGGCTGGTAAAGGTCAATCACAAAGCCTAAAATATGGAAAAGGTACTAAAAAGGTTCCAGGTCGAACAAGTGCAGGAGATGTTGTTCCAGCACTACTTACTGGTGGCGAAGCGGTTATTCCTGCACAAGCAGCACAAGACCCAGCAAATAGACCAGTAATTGCTTCTTTAGTTGAACAAGGAACTGCTACACCTAAAAACAAAAAGGTAAGACCAAAGCCAGAAACAGTTTTTGCACATGCAACTAAAGCAGAAAAAATGCAAACATCAAGCCTTTCTAGTGAGTTCGATGACGTAAAAAGAAATCTTGCAGCAAGAGGAATTGAACAAGCACGAGGATACCGTGGACTTGGTTTTGATATTCCAGGGGAGATGAATAGTCGTCTTGATAAGTCAAGTGTAGATGTAAGAGAATATGAAAGAGAAATACGTAAGCCTCGTGCAGTAGAAACAATGACTTCAAGACTGATGAAAGAAAATGGCTTAAGCGCAGCAGAGGCTGAAAAGGTAGCCAATAAAGTTCGTAAAAATTTAATTTTGTCTTTACAAGGTTTGCCAGATGGAACTCCAATAAATGATAGAACAATATATTCAAGAATGGGAAATCTAAAGACTGGTATTTTAGGTGGCCTTGCAAGAGACCCTAAGTATGCAGATGCAGTTAAGCAAATATATAAGGTAGTTGGAGTTGGACCAGGATCTTCTTCAGTAATGAAATATGGTTCAAAGATGGCAGTAGAAGATGTTATTAAAAACATAAGAGCACACACCCCAGCAACCAATCCTGCAACAATTAAAGCATTAGAACAAATAGCCTTAAAGCAGCCAGGAATGATGCTTGATGTTAATAAAAACGGAAATGTAGTCACAAGTTATGAAAGACTAGAACTTCACAATAAGAAGCAGTTTCCTAACAATCCAGAAAAATGGACCTGGTCAGATAAAAAAGTCAATGCTGCTAGACAAATAGACCCAAAGACTGGCAATCCAATAATGAAGCCTGGAAGATCTAGAGGAGATACTGGCGCTGTAAAAGTTGGTGGTACTGCAGGAAAGAAGATGCTTGAGCAAGCAAGAGCAGTTCTTCAAGGACTAACAGCAAAAGATATAGACGGTAGGCCAGTCACTACATATGCAAAGCAGTTAGAAAAAGGAACTGGGTATAGCAATGTTGCTGCTCGTGATGCTTCTGGTATATTTTTAACAGAAGATGGTAAAAAGGTATATGTAAAGCCAATGCCTGATTTGCGAGCAGCGCTTGCAGAGCAAAGAGCAACAGAAATAGCAAGAAGTGTTCATGATCTTGAGGCTCCAAGACAAGAACTTAGGGTGATTAAAGATCCATATACTGGAAAAACAATGTTTGCTCTTGAATCTGTTTATGATTCAAAATTTACCCCAAAAGAATTATCAAGTAATTTCAGCAGGCAAGAATACTTTAAACAGTTAGTGGCAGCCAACCTTCGTGGAGATAGCGATTTAAAGAAAGGCAATTTAGGTGGAAATAGAGTAGTAGATGTCGGCAGGGCTGGAGTATTAGATAAAGCATCTGGAGCAAGAGGCTATGCAGAAAGAATGCCATCAATGCTTGAAATGGCAGAAAAGAATTTAAGCGGAGTTAAGGGACCAACAGCAGGCGGATCTCCTTTCTGGTTTGGCAATGCAACAGCAGACATTGTAAAGAAGATGACTCCTGATGAATATCACAAAGCAATGATTGCTGAAATTGATAAAACATTACCAAAACTAAAGGAAACAATATCAAAATTTAATCTTGGTCCAGAAGATAAAAAATATTATCAGGCAATGATAGACAGACTTGAAGAGGGTAAAAAAGTTAACTGGCGATTAATGCATGCAAAGCATAACGCTATCTTAGTAAAACCAGATGAATTAATTGAAGATGAAAAAACTAAAAAACTAGAAAAGCCAAAGACAAGAAGAAAAACTAAAGGCGTTAAGTCAGGCAGTTCAAAAGATACAAGAGAAATGAATAAGCCACCAAAAGGCAAAAGGGTTGTTCAGGGCCCTAGGGGTGTCAAGGTGCCTGGTTTTTCAGAAGCCCCTATGTCATCTCAAGAGGTAAAACAAAGAATTGCTAAAGAGCACTCTCAAGCAAAAGCAGCAGCATCTAGAACAGCATTATATGGCTCGGGCCCGATAGATGCTGAGCAAAAGTCTTTAAGGCGTCACCTAAAAAAACTAGAAGGAAATGGAAAAACATTAAATAATGTAGCAGCAAAAGTTGCAGTTACACAAAAAGTAGTAACAGATAACATGACTGAAAATGTTAAAAAACAAGGTGTAGCAGCAAGAATGCAAGAAAAACTAAAGACAAAGTACAACGCAAGCAAAGAAGCAAAAGCAGCAGCAAAAGCAGCAGGAACAGCAAAGCCAGGCATTGGCATGGGTGGCGCTGCGATGGGTGTTGCTGGTGTAGCAATGGTTGGATCAATGATTCCAGGTTCGGTTGGAGAAATGTTCCAAAAACTAATGATGCCACTCATGGGACTTGCCATGATTCTTCCAATGCTAGGAAGCAAGATGGGGGTAGTGGCAGTTGCTGCAATGGCTGTAGTTGGTGCTATTGCAAAGTTAAGAATGGAATTTGATAAAGCACAAGATGAGGCTATAAAGTTATCAACTACTATGGGGTCTGGAAAAGATGCTATTAGGAGTTATGCAAAGTTTGCTGGAAATGTTACTGCTGGAGAAATTATGGAAAGACGAAGTAAAGAAAAATTTGGCATGCTTGGAGCAAAGCCTGGAAAAACAACATTTGGAGAATCTTTTGTGCAAGGAGAAACTGGTAAAGCATTAATGGCTTCAACTAATACCAGATTAAAAGAAGGTGATCAAAAGGGAGCAACACAAGACTTAACTAATCAACTAATGACTAGTATTTTATCTGGAGCCATAGATTCAGCACAAGCAAAATCTATAGCGCTAAACATAGGTCAAAAAGTTGGAAATTATGGTTTAGGTTTTGCTGTAACAGCAAACATAAATAAAATTATAGGTCCAAATGGAGAAAATTTAGAAAAAGATCCACTTCAAATTAGAGTAAATTTAATTAATGAAAAAACAACACAAACCAATAATCTTTTTGACCAGATGCAAGGAAAGTCAGGGCTTGGCACTGTAGGTCTTGGAGCACTTAGTCCTAAAGCAGGAATAGGTGCTACTGCTGGAGCAGGTGCACTTGCTGGAGCAGGTTTAGGAGCAGCAGCGGGATCAGCGGGAGGCATATTTGCACCAATTACTGTTCCTGCTGGAATGCTTGTTGGAGCAGGTATTGGCGCCGTCGCTGGCGCAGTCGGAGGATATTTTTCTCAAAAAGACTCAAACAAAAAAACAGCATCAATGTCTGGCGCTGTAGTTGGTTCTCAAAGAGCACAATTAGAGCAGCAACAAGAACTTACAGATTCATTAGACCTTTATTATCAGAAAAAATTAAAGGAACTTGAGGTTCAAGGTGACATTGTAAAATTAGGGGAAGAGCAAATAAAATATGATGAGGCAAAAGCAGCATTAGCAGAAAAAGCAAAAGCAACAAATGAATCGATTCTATCCCAATATGGTCAAACAAAAGGAAACGTAAGATCTGCTATGGACACTGGCGTAGACAAAATGCTAACTCAGAGATATAAGGGTACTGATGAAGTTCAATATCTTGATGCTTCAAAGACACTACTTGCAGATTCAGGATTAACAAAAGAACAGCAATATTTGATCAAGGTTAAAATGTCAACTGGAGAATTAACTCCAAGTCAGCAAGTGTTTTTGTTTAGCAACTTCGGAGATAACGAAGAAGTTAAAGAACAATATATGAAGATCATAACTGACTTTAGCGCAAGAACTGGAGATGAAGCAACAAGGGTTATGAGTATGTTTTCAAACCCAGATGGAACTCCAAACACTAAACTACAAGCAGAGTTTATAGGAAACGTTTCTACAAAAACAAGTGACGCAGAAGCATCAAAATACATAGGCTTCTTTGCTGAAGTAGCAAACACTGGTGGAGTATTTGATATGACTGCTGCACTAAATTACTACATAGCAAATCCAGAGGTAGCAGAAAAAACTCAGGGGATCATAGATAACATTGAAAAAAATAAGGGAAAGTTAACCTTAGATGTTATGACTAATTTCTTACCAGAAAATGTAATGGGTCAAATTGATACAGATTACTTTAATAAACTTTCTCAAGACGAAAGGCTTACATATCTTAAAGAAATTGCTACAATTGTAAACATCCCAGACGCAGTAATTGAAGCAGATCCAGACTTTAAAAAATGGCTTGACGAAGGCGCTTTATACAATGGCGATACTTATAAGGATAAAAGCATAGGAGAGCAAATTTTTGCCTACAGGCAATTTCAGCCTTATAAAGTAACTCAAGCCGCAATTGAACAAGCAGCCACACTTGATCCAGGCAAAGGCAAAGGCAATGGAAAAGGTCCAGACGCTTCACCATTAGATGACTTACTAAAGAAATTAAGAGATGTTCGTAAAAATAGTATAAAGGTTACTAAAGGTTTTGACGCTTCGTTTAAGTCATTGAACAATATCTTTGGTGGCAAAAAAACTATTGAGGTTTTCAGCGGTATTGAAAACGATATGAGAAGATTAGGCGCAGGAGAAGACCTGATTGATCTCATTGTTGGTATGGACCCAGAAGAATTTGAAAAACAAAAAAATAAATTATTTAAAATTGAGAATGGCGAAATTGTAAAAATTAAAGACGGAGCCAAAAGTATTGGCGATGCCCTTCAGTCTATCGCTCTTGGAGATTTTGTTAGCACACAAGATAGAATGGTTAAAAATATTGGAAATCAGAATGCTGCTCTTAAAAGGCTTCAGGCTGCTGGAGTAGAGGGTTCTCTTGCTTTAGACATGGTTGCAAATTCTTCAACTGCTGCTGCCATTGCTAATAGTAAACTATCAGACAAGCAACTTCAAAAGGTTATTAAGGCAGCAAACAAATCAGAAAAGGCATTAAGAAAGATGGCTGCTGTAGAGGCTGTTCAAGGAGATATTAAGGATTTAGATAGAAGGTCAGAACTTTACGACAAAATAATAAAAAATGTTGGACAATATAATCAAGCCGAAATAGAAGCAATATTAAACAGTCCAGCACTTACTGAAGGATTGCTTACAGGGGCTGCAAATTTTGCAGAAGGACTAAAAAAAGAATTAGAAAAAAAGAAAATTGAACTTAAGATTAAAACCTTAACTCTAGATGGAATGCAAGAAATATTTGATACTGGCGTAAGTAACGCAATGGAAGCATTTGATGTACAAGAAACACAACTAAGACTTGATTTTAATGTTCAAAATAAGCCACTCACAGATGCAATCAAAAAGGCTGAAGAGCAAATTGCTCTAGCACAAGAAAAAATAAGAATAGAAGAAATTGGATTAAAAGAAATTGAAGACCAAGAAGAAAAGGTTAATGAGAAATACGATAAAAGACTTGAGGCTCTTGATGAAGTTGAAAAAGCAAATGCCTCAATTTCTCAGCAGCAAAAAGGACAGTTAACTCTTGCTGAGGCATTGACATCTGGAGACATTGCTGCTGCTGCTCGTGCAGCCCAGGAAATGAGAGCACAGCAGGCTGCAGATGCTGTTACAAAACAAAAAGAGGCTTTAGAGCAATCTAGAGAATACGAACTTTCACAATTAAGATCAATTGACGGACGAAGCAGAATTGAAATTGAAAAAGAGATTAAAAAATTACAAGACGAAATTTATGAAATTGAGATAAAAAGCCTTCATCCCAATAGAGAAACATTAAGACTTAATGAACTTGCGCTAGAAAAAGCAATTGAAGGATTGACTGTTTTAGGAAAAACAAGAGAGCAATGGGAACAAATAAAAAATGCTGTTGACCTTGCAAGAATAGCAAGTGCAGATTTTATTAAGTCAATGCAAGATGCTTTAAATATACAGCAAAAACTTATAAACGCTTATCAAACACAAAAAGTAAGCACAGACCCAATTATTCCCGAAAAAGCAATTGTTTGTCCTACTGGCTATAAATTAGTTGGAGATAAGTGTATTAAAGAAGGAACAACAGAAACAGTTTGTCCTACTGGCTATAAATTAGTTGGAGAAAACTGCGTTAAAGAAGGAAATATTATTGATAATTCAACAGCAGAAACACCTGCCGAAATTGCTCGTCGAGAAGCAGTTGCTAGGATGAATCCAAGTGCATTAGCAGCACAAGAAAGCGGAGCAATTGGTGCAGCATCTATTGCAAGACAGGTCGCAGCATATGATCAAATGATAAAAATTCAAAATTCATATGCTCAACATCAAGCAAAAGAACGTGCCGAAGCAGCAGCAGCAAGCGCAGCCACCGCAGCAGCAAATTCGGGTGGACCAGGATTCTTTGATAGGTTTAGGGCAAAGGGTGGACTAATTGATCCAGTAAAATTTGCAAAAGGTGGATTTGCAAAGGGTACTGATACAGTCCCAGCAATGCTAACCCCAGGAGAATTTATAATGAGTAAGTATGCTGTTGACTCTTATGGCCTAGATAATATGAAAAAAATAAATAATGGAGAATCTATTGGCGGATCAGTGTATAATAATACATATACATTAACAGTTAATGCTAAAACAAATGCAAATCCAAATGAGATTGCTCAAGCAGTAATGTCGACAATCAAACAGGTTGATGATAGAAGAATTAGGGGGGTGGCATTAAATGGCAGAAGATGAGTTAGATCCTAGAGTTGTATACATGCAGGGTCGTAAGAAATACAATAGACCTAGCGGTATGCTTTGGTCAGAAAATTCTGGAACCTTGCAAGATGGATTATACATCCCATACGGCTATGAAATCGGAGTAGACCCAGAAGTTGTAGAGGATGATACATTGCTAGACCAGTTCTTGTTAATTACAGATGACAATAGGCAGCCAATTGAGTTTTCTCAAGAGCGTATTGAAAAGCGGGAAAGAATGATCAATGGCCGTATGCGTTCATATCATATTGCAGATAAACTTCAGTTAAGCACAAGTTGGGAACTTATTCCATCAAGATCTCATGCAGATGTTCCACATTTTGATGTTTCTACTGGACTGTCTGAAGTTAAATCATACACAACAGATGGGGGAGCAGGCGGAGCAGATATGCTTGAGTGGTATGACTCTCATAAGGGTTCATTCTGGGTATTTCTTGCATATGATAGAAAAGGAATATTTAAAGGAACTGCAGATCCATACGATCACCTAGGTCAATACAATCAGTTAGTAGAAATGTTTATTAGTGATTTTTCATACTCTGTTGAAAAACGAGGAGCAAACTTTGACTACTGGAATGTATCAATAAGTTTGGAAGAGGTATAATGTTTGAAGACAAAGACCTACAAACATTCCTAGAGACTTCTCCAACTGTCAGAAATAAATCGGTAGTCATAGCAGAATGGAATATGAACATTCCAACTAATATAAGACATATTGGAAACTATAGGTATAGACCAACACAAACATCTACCGTTTACTCTTCTTTGCCCACCAGTTTTGATATTAATGATGCTGGAAATTTTTATACTGACGCAACAGATGCAGATGTATTAGTTGATGGTACATTTGATAACAACGACATACCAACTACCTTCTTAACAAAGAAAGAAAAACTAAAAACCTTATACTCTTTAGAAGAATGTTTTAATCAATTTAGACCAAGATCTGGTATTAACAAAGCAGTATTTTTTGAGAATGGAAAACTTCATCATCCAAATTTGTTTATGGCTGATAGGCCAAGATATTATATGCCAGACAAAAATGATCTGTTTAAATATTGGACTTCATACCGAACAGAGTTAGGACAGGAATATGGTGTTGCTTCTAGGGTTCGTGGATCTCAATATGACATTGAAGATGCATGTCCATTTGTTGTTTATAAAGAAAAAATTCCAACAAATAGAGTTGTAGTTAAAATGCAAACACATACTGGAACAGAAAATCTTGGACCGTTTTCATCTTCAACAGGATCCTTTTCAGATCCATTCTTTGGAGAACTAAATCAAAAAGTTCCTAGCAAATGGAAAATTCAATTCTTAAAAGATAACAACTGGCAAGACACCATATCTTTTGATCCATCAAAAAGAAGAAAAGATGGCTCTGCAATAATTCAAAGTGATGGATATGTTGAGATTGCTTACGGACTAATTGTTCCAGATGAATGGAGATCAAACTTTGTTTTTGCAGAAACATATTCAAGTATATCTTTACTTCCAGAAAAGTCGGTTACTGGGTATGCATATTTAATTAAGCAAAATGAAAACGATATGGGTGAGTACCACATATGGAATGGGACAGACTACACAATCATAAAGCCAAAGTACGGATGGTACGTTCAGGATGAAACTGTCGATAGACTGACTAACTTTGTTACAGACGCAACATCTCCTAGTGTTTTTACAAGAACTCTTGATGGAAAGTTTCAGTACAGAGAATTTGAATATATATCTGGAATACGAATTGTTGTTGAAACAATGAATGTAAAAGACTCAACATTTGATTTGATTGAGATTTCTCCAAGACTAGTTATGAATTTATCAGATAAAACCTTAGACTATTCAATAAACAAAAGCGCCTCAGACCTAGGTCTTAGCGGTCTTCCAGTGGGTCAACTAGTTGCATCAAATGGAACAGTAAATATATTTGATTATGATCAAGCATTTAATGAAAACAACTCCTCAAGTATAATCTCAAAATATATAAACAGACATATACAGTTTAAGTTTTATGAGGTTATAGTAGATGTAGATGGATGGGACTATTGGGTTCCAATAAAGACCTTGTACTCTGATTCATTTCCAAAGGCAGATATAGAAAACAAAAAAATCTCAATAACTCTAAGAGATCTTTACTGGTACTTAGAATCAATAACGGCTCCACAAATATTAATGACAGAAGTTTCTGTTAGTTCTGCAGTTTCTCTTTTATTAGATTACATAGGATTTTCTAATTATACATTTAAAAGAGTAGAGAATGAAAAAGAAATAATAATTCCATACTTCTTTGTTGGCCCAGATAAGAGCGTTGCGGAAATCTTAGAAGATTTAGCGGTATCAACACAAACTGCAATGTTTTTTGATGAGTATAATAACTTTGTTATGATGAGCAAAAACTATATTATGCCAACTATTACACAAAGGCCAACTACCTTTGCTCTAAAAGGAACAAATGATTTATTTCAAGATAAAGAAATAAAAAATAAAACACTTACCAATTCTAAACTTGCCAATATTATTTCTGTGTCAGCACAGTCTAACAATGTCTATAATGATGGAGTAATTAATTATACAACAAGACATATACAAAGATCTATAGGGTCATTAAGACAAGCAAGCCTTTTAGATGACGAAAGATTTTATGTCTACAAGCCAGTTCTTCTATGGGAAGTTTCTGGCAGTGAGAATACAAAATCTCTAAATAATGAAATTGGAACGCAGTCTTCTTATCTGCTTAGTGCAATTCCACTAAATGCAGATCTGTCTGCAGATGTTCCAATTGTAAAAAACGGTATTGTTATTAATAATACCTTTAGTCTAGGAGAAGCATCATACTGGATTGGTAGATACAATGGATACTTTTATTCACAAGGAGAAATCATAAAGTACGATGCTGTTCAATATAATGTAACTGGATTTGGAAATGTTTGGATTACATCTATTGAAGACTATCAAGATTATTTTTCCAAACTGCCATTTAATGGAAAGATATACCCAACTGGTTTGGTAAGAATTTATTCTGAGCCTAAATACTTTGAGCAAGAAGGAATTCTTAAATTGCAGAATGGACCAGTCATAAAGCATGGTCGTGGACAATTTGGAACAGAAGTTGTTGCACACTCTGCAGGCATATCTAGTTATTGGAAATCAGATGACAATGTAAAGGGATGCTATATGGCATCTGAATATTTGTTTGATGATAAAGAACTTCCAACAACAACAGTTGCTGCTGCTGGAAAATTAACAGATACTGGAGTGTCCTCTGATGCTCTTGCAAGAACATCTTCAAGAACTGGACTTATAAAAAACTTTCTTTCTACAATTCTTACTGGAGAAATAATAACAGCAACACAGCAACAACCAGGATCTATTCAGTCTTCTGCACTTTCTTTGACTGGCCCTAATTTTACTACAAGAGAAAAGCCAAGAAACTTTTTGTCATACGTTCACAAGTCATTAGAAAATAAAAAATACAAGCACTTTGGAACAAGAATGAGAATTGTAGGCAAAATAGAAAATAATGAAGACAGGGGGCAAACCTCAAACGGATCTTCTACATATTTTGTTGTTAATGGATCAACTCCTGACAAAAATATTAATATTTCTGGAGGTTCTGCTGGAATAGCAGTAATGCTAAACCCAACAACTAATGTTGGTTATTATTTTGAAATTGCAGCATTGGGACTTGGAAAGTTGTCAAAAACAGAAAAAGAAAGCATTAGTAATGTATTTTTTTATAAAGTAAAGTCTGACAACGGAACAGCAGTTCCAGTAAAACTTTGGGAAGGCCTAGGAGAGATTACGGTAGATGATGGAAGGTTTACTGGACAATCAAGAAGTTTTGCTGAGGAAAATCCGACGGTATATGATCTAGCAGTAGAGTACGAAGACATAGGAAAGATAAGAAGATTCTACCTATACTTAAATGGAAACATAATAAAGACAGTAGATGACTTTGATCCACTTCCAACATACTCCAACATGGCATTATTTACAAGAGGATCTTCTAGGGCAATGTTTGAAAATGTATATGCCCTGTGCAACAATTATTCTCAGAACACATCTTTTTCTTTAGGCGCTCCAGTAAATTCTGCTTTTGGAGATTTTGAAATTGATGCAAATGAATCTTTTAGAAAATATTCTATTAGTGGTTTAATACAAAACACCTATCTTACTGGCATTGGTTCTTCTGAGCCACCAAAGTATGATATTTATTTTGAGGAGTTTGGAAGTATTATGAGAGAAGCAGCCGTGTTTAATTTTAAATATGACAAAGCATATCCAGCCCTAAGCGCAAAAATATCTCCAACATTTAACAAGATGAAGAGTTATGTTGTTTCTGGTTTTAGGGCAGGATCATATGGGGCAGAATTTATTATATTTAATACAACAGATGCTCCAATTACTTTGGATGAAACAAGTGGTAACTATTTAAGAATACAGGGAATAACATTTACTCAGCAATCTGAAAACAATCTTACAGTAGATGAATATTTTAATAAAAACACTCTTGTATCTAATCCACAGTTTATTGCAGATAGACTAATCTCTAATCCATATAAATTTAAACAAGACTATCAAGATATTAAACTTAGCAGAATGACACATGGTAAGCGAGACTTTGCTTTAGAAACTGTATATGTTCAGTCACAAGATGAGGCATCTAGTTTAATGAAATGGCTTGTTGAAAAAGTCACAAAGCCAAGAAGATCCCTCGGAGTTAAAATATTTTCAATACCAACAATTCAACTTGGAGATATTGTTAGCGTAGACTATAAAGAAAACGATATAAGCATGGCATCAGATCCAAACAATAGGTTTGTTGTTTATAATATTGAGTTTTCAAGAAGTTCAGATGGTCCAGAAATGACTTTGTTTTTAAGTGAGGTAGTATAATGTCAGAAGCCAAATTACCAACATATCTTTCTGCTGTGGCTGCTATTCCAGATGTATCTAAAAAAGAAACTGATGATTCAGTAAAAATTGCAACGCCAGATTTAATCTTGGAAAACGAAGACATAATGTCTATTGAAATAATGACAGACTTAATCTTTGAAGATATAGGTGGTTATGAACTTGCTACAATATCAAGGCATGACTTGGTAAATGGACAAAAAGTTATATATGCTCCAATTAAAAACCTAACAGATCTGTATCTACAGTATAATCCAAACAATGTTTTAAGGTTACAGTCATCTGATTCTTACTTCAAGTCTCTATCACTATCTATATTTAATCACCTGCCCGTATGTGGGAATGGCTATGATTTAGTAGATGGCGTAAAAGTTCTAAACTGCAAGTCTGTCTATATAGATCCAATAACTGGCGACCTAGTAATTAACTTGGTTAATGTCAAGGAAGGCGAGCAGGCAGAAGTGGAAATATTAACCGCTGGAAATATTTTTGATGATACAATATACTATGGGAGTGTTCAATGATAACTAATATAGGTAAAAATCTTTTAGCCAAGTATCTTGTAGGCCAGACACAATCATATGCCTCACACATTGCTGTAGGCTGTGGACCCACTCCAGTGGATTCTGATGGGGTGTTTGCAGACTACTCACAAAAGAAGTCCTTGGACTTTGAAATGTTCCGTGTGCCAATTATTTCGAGGGGATTTGTAAATGAAGACGGATTATCAAAAGTAGTCTTTACGGCAGAAATGCCTACAGAAGAAAGATATGAAATTACAGAGGTAGGAATATTTTCTGCAGGATCCAACCCAGTGGCTGGATCATTTGATAGTAGAGTTATCTATTCTTTTGCAGATACAGACAACTGGAAATACAATCCAGTAGGACTTTCTGCAATTGAAATACCTGTTAAATATGAGCCACTAGATGGAGAATCAAGCAACGGAATTATAAATCAGGAAGATTTGGTTTTTGCAACTAATGCTGATAATAGAATTTTTACAAATGAAAATAGAATTGAAAGAAATGAAAGATGTAGATTTTTAAATAATATAATTGCAATTAGAGGTAACGCATCTACACTTACTTTTGATTCTAGCGGGATTATGCAGCCAGGATCTCAGTCAAACTATATAAGGCTAGACGAAACATCTGTTGACTTTACAAGAAATGGCCCTCTAGATGAATTAAGGTTTGCATTCTCTGTTGTAAACAGGGTACCTGGAACAAGTTTAGTTCCTGCAATAATTCCAGACAATGTTAAGATATTAATAGAGTTTTCTCACACTGGTCCTAACTCAAGTCAAGAGTATGCAAAGTTTCAAATTAACGTAGACGAAGTTTCTTATGCGGAAGGAACCGCAAATCAAGAGAATAACTTTGAAGAAAACAGATATATTGTTTCAACTACAACATTCCAAGATTTAAAAAAGAGTGCTAATTTTAATTGGAAAGATGTTTCTGTAGCAAAAATATATGCAAGCGTTACCAAAAACAATCTACCTTCAGACTCTTTTTATGTTTGCCTAGATGCTTTAAGAATTGAAAATACTACATCAACAAACTCTCTATACGGCTTAACTGGTTACTCTGTAATTAAAAGTGTTAGTGCCAGACCAGTAATTAAATCAGCCAACACAACCAACTACATAGAGTTTAGATTTGTTTTGGATGTGTAGTTATGACAAACACACCAGATAAAGGAATTAAAAATGTCGTCATTAAAAAAGAACTTCTTGGAAAAGTTACAGGATCTAACGCAACGGTTGTAAGATTTAGGTTGGTTGCAGAAGATAAAAATAGAAAGTCTGCTTACTCTCAAATATTTATTACAGAATCTGGAGAAGTTTTTATTGGCGTTGGAGATATAAATGTTGTGGGGAATACTGTTATAGTAAATTGGGCATCAGGAGAATTTTCTACACAAATCATGTATGATATTTTTATAGGGTTTGACTCTTCCGCACCAACATTTAGAGCAACAACTGGATCAACCAACTATTCATTTTTAAAAACTGGAACAACATCAGTTCGTGTAATTGTGCAAGTGTCTTCAATAAATCCAGCACTAAACGAAGATTTAAAGATTTACGATTCTGGAACGGTAAGTCTGGTATAATTATATTATGGCAATTTTACCACTACCCGAACGAGGACAGCCACTAGATGTAACTTATCTTTATCAGATAGTTAAGGCTATTAATGATCTTTCGACTCAGGCATCTACTTCGATATACAAGTATGTAACTGTAGACACGCCTAATGCAGGAAAGCAAAGCGTTAAAACCTCAGAGGCAAGGATAATTGGAGGCTACGTACAGGTTACGTCCAGTTCCTCACAGACTGCTGGCTCATCTCAGTCTTTTTCGTATAACTTCCCAAGTGAATTTAAGTTTGCTCCAGTTGTTACCGCAACACCAATAAACATTGGAAATACAGATGCTGGAAAAGATGTGACGGTAACTTTGTTAAGTATTTCAACTTCAAAAATAGAGGGAACTGTAAAATTTAATATTGGCGGAGATACTTCTATAGGAGTAAACCTAATAATAGTTGGAATTCCTAACTAATGATTTTTTGTAAAAGATGCAAAGGTAGAATGTTTCTTGATCGACAATATTCAGAAATCAATAATCTAGAAATGTATTGTATGTCTTGTGGAGCAAGAGCATTTTTCCATCCACCTAGTAATTCTCAGGAGGGCAAGTGGCTATTAAAAAGGGAACAATTGAGAGCGAAGGCTACAATGTCCTCCCTGTAATTCCAGGGAATAAAAAAGTTTGGTTTTTAAATAAAGACTTAGTAAGAGTTCATCATCTTAACAAGTCTAATGGAATAATGTCTGTTTATAATATAACAAAAGATCAAATTGAAAGTTGTTTAATTAGTGATTTTAAAAATAAAAGAGAGCGAGCCTACACCGTAGGTCAGACTGCTGATTTAGTTAATCGTCATAAAAAATATATGCCATCATTAATGAAACGAGGAGTTATTCCATTTCCGACGGGATCTCAAAAAGGTGGAGCAAGAGGTTTTCAAGTAAGATCATACTACTCAGAATCCCAAGTAAGAGAGATTCGTGATATACTTGCTACACACCATATTGGCAGACCAAGAAAAGATAAGTTAATTACTAATGATATTACGCCCAGTAAGCAAGAGTTGACACGCAGAATGGGCGATGGTATACTTACATATACGAGAACAGAAGATGGACGGTTTGTCCCAATTTGGGGCGAATCTATTTAGCGAAGGGTATAGCATGGAAAATGAACCAACAAAGGTATCTGTAACACTTGGGTACACATTAAATCTAGGAAATTTTCAATCACTAAGACTTGATCTTGGCGTTGTTGACAGTTCACGAAATGGAGAGACAGTAGATCAGGCTTTTGAGCGTGTCTACAAGTTTGTTGAAGACAAATTAACTGCCAAGATTTTAGAAGCACAAACCGAGGCTGAAGAGAAGTAATGGCTGAACGCAAAGACCGTATGGCTTTGCTTTCAAGATACAGCAAGTATCATACCGCAAGGTACGAATCAAAGCCATCTCTGAACCTAAATGTAGAACAATGGGCATCTGATGCTCTCATTGAGTCCTACACCTTGCCAGGATGTTACGATATACTTGAGTATTACTTTGCTGTTTCAGAAACCCCATCATGGAATTACTTTGCATATAATGCAGAAAAAATATTACAGGCAAAAAAAGATAGACTAAGAGATAGTCAAGAGAGAGCAGAGCGTAGAAGGATGGCAAAGGAGTGGCTGAGTGAATAACACAGAGTCAAAATTAATCACTGCAGTTCTTCAAGACAAACATATTCATGTTCTGTTACAGGCCAATGTAGATAATCTTTTAAGAACTCACGGAGATATCTGGAACTTCATAAGACTTTATTTTGAAAACAATTCATCTCTTCCCCCAACAGATCTAGTAAGAGAAAAGTTTCGTGACTTTGATCCAGTGCCAGGTGTTGGGTCAACAAAGCATCACCTTGAAGAGTTGCAAGGAGAGTATCTGCGGGATAGCCTAAAAGACATATTAAGGTCTGCTGCAACTGATGTTCAACAGGGTGAGGGTGGCAAGGCCCTAGAGGGTCTTATTACAAAGACCTCAGAACTAAAAAAGAATACTGCTGCTATTCGTGATATTGATGTAACAGACCTAGAGTCTGCGATTGCTTACTTTGAAAATGTAAAGAAGCAACAAGCCCTAGGACATGTTGGCATCAAAACTGGCTTGCCAGGATTTGACAACTACTTACCCTCTGGAATCATGCCAGGGCAGTTGGGAGTCTTCTTGGCATACCCAGGTATCGGAAAGTCGTGGTTGGCTCTCTATTTCGCTGTACAGGCCTGGAAACAGGGTCGTAGCCCACTGGTCATAAGCCTTGAAATGAGCGAAACGGAAGTCCGTAATCGTGTCTTTACTATCATGGGTGAGGGCCGTTGGTCACACAGAAAGTTGAGTAACGGAGAGATAGAGTTGGATATGCTTAAGGAATGGCATGAAAAAAACCTACAAGGCAAACCAGAGTTTCACATTATCTCAAACGATCAGGGTGGAGAAATTAACCCCTCTGTTCTTCGTGGAAAGATTGACCAGTACAAGCCAGACTTTGTGATCGTTGACTACCTTCAGTTAATGGCTCCTAATCAGAAATCAGATAATGAAACAGTACGAATGAAGAACCTTTCACGAGAACTAAAACTAATGGCTATTGGTGAAGAGGTTCCTATTATTGCTATCTCTTCTGCTACCCCAGACGATGTCAACGACCTTTCCACAGTCCCTACTCTAGGTCAGACAGCGTGGTCTAGACAGATTGCTTATGATGCGGACTGGGTTCTTGCTTTGGGTCGTGCAACCAATAGCGATATTATTGAGTGCGCCTTTAGAAAGAATCGTAACGGATTCATGGGAGACTTCCTAGTCCAATGCGATTTTGACAAGGGATACTATAGATACAAAGACTATGAAGATAAGCAGTTATAATATGGTATGTCACAAACTAGGGAGAACATACCTCCAGATTTCTATCATCACAAGCCACTTAAAAGGTTTTATATAAGTGGAATAATCCAAGACGAGGCTTTGCTTGGAAGATTAAAAATAGAATACGTAAGATTGTTAGTTTCAGAGATGAGGTTAAGTGGGTATGTTCCAAGAATTGACATTGACCCAGACTTCACATTACGGTATAATGATAGTAAAGACTTTTTTGAATTTGAATTATCAGTACACGGAGTTTACGCAGGGAAAAGGAAAAGCGAATGGATAGCAGGAATAGACGGAACCAGCCTAGTCCCTATACAGCCGAGCAAGTCAAAAGAGTCCTTGCAGGATCAGGCACGACAGTAGAGTCAGAACTAGATGCAGACTTTATAATATTTTGTCCATTTCACAATAATCACAGAACCCCCGCAGCAGAAGTACACAAAACCAATGGAATGTTCTTTTGTTTCTCATGTCAAAAGTCTGCAGACTTAATAGAGTTAGTAATGCATACCTCTGGCAGAACATATTTTGAGGCAGCAAGGTTTATAAAGAGTAAAGAAAAAGCAAGTAATCTTGCTACAGAGATTGATCGTGCTCTTATCAAAGAAGAACAATACAAGCCATTTGACGAACTAATTATAAAAAGACTTCATAACAACCTTGTTGCATCTGATAGAGCCAAAAATTATTTTCAGTATCGTAAACTAACTAAGCAGTCTTGTGTTAAATTTTCTTTAGGCTATTCTGAAAAGCAAGATATGGTTACTGTCCCAGTTCATAGTCCAGACGGCATACCCCTTGGTTTTGTTGGAAGATCCATTGAGGGTAAAGACTTTAAGAATACTCCAGGCTTGCCTAAAAGCAAAACTCTTTTTAACTTGCATCGTGTGAAGAAATCTGATATAGTATATGTAGTAGAGTCTTCGTTTGATGTAATCAGACTTGACCAATTAGACATCCCAGCAGTCGCAACGCTTGGGGCTAATGTCTCAGGCAAACAAATAGAATTGCTTCAGAAGTATTTCAATAACATTCTTGTTATTGCAGATAATGATGAGGCAGGAGGAAACATGAAAAACAGGATAATTGAAAAACTTGGATCTCGTGTTTCCGTTATACAACTAAATAAACAATACAAAGACATAGGCGATATGCCAGACGAAGAAATTAAAAGTTTAAGGTCTTCGTTTGACAAAACCATAGAGTCTATGCTAAACTAATACAAACACACAAAGGAGAAAAAATATGAGCATTGTAAAGGGAATCAAGAACATTAATGCCCTGCTCGATAGACCAAAGTATGAAAACGACGGGCCAAAAGTAAAGTGGCTCAAACTAGCAGACGGTCAGTCTGTAAAAATCCGATTCATTGAAGAACTTGATGAGGACTCTGCAAACTATGCAGAAAAGCGTGGCTTAGCACTTGTTGTTAAGGAGCATGTAAATCCAAAGGACTACAAGCGTAAGGCTGTAGACACAATGGAAACAGAAGGCCGTGACTGGGCAGAAGAAATGCATCGTAAAGATCCAAAGGCTGGATGGCGTGGCCGTCTTCGCTTCTACTGCAACGTCCTAGTTGACGATGGCATTGAAGCACCATATGTTGCTATCTGGTCAATGGGGATTAGCAAGCAATCATCATTTAATACAATTCGTGAGTATGCTCTTGAAACAGGAAGCATCTCAAATGTAATATGGAAGTTAAAGCGTAATGGTCAGGGAACTGAAACCAATTACACACTAATTCCATCAGCACCAGATAAGGAACCATTCGATTGGAAAGATATTGAACCTTATCCTTTGGAGTCAGCACTAAAGAAGATTCCATATGCGGAACAAGAAGCGTTCTACCTGGGCTTTGACGGCCCTTCAGTAACTTCATCCACCAACGCTGATTGGTAAGATGAACTACGTAGGCTTACATGTCCATACCCATTTTAGTTTGTTTGATGGGATTGCTACTCCAGAAGAATACGTGAACCGTGCAGTTGAGTTGGGGATGCCAGCAATTGCTATCACCGACCACGGTACTTTATCTGGGCATAGGGAACTGCACCGTATTGCAAAAGCAAAGGGCATAAAGCCAATTCTTGGGCTAGAGGGATACATGTGTGCAGACATATCTGATACACGAGATAAGTCTGAAAGAGAAGGTCAACAAGATCTTGTCTA